CGCCTTCGTATGCAACGTGAACTGCTGTTGCTACGTCTACTACAAAACCGTCAATTCCAGTTACTGAGTAGTTCAAGTTTTGAATAGCGGCAATTGTTGCATCCATTTTAGCTTGAGTCATGTTAGTTGATACTGTTACTGTAGCAACGTGTAGTTGTCTTCCGAAACCGTTTAAGTCTTCTGTAAAACCGTTTACTTTTGTTTGTGCCATTTTAATTCTCCTGAATAATACGGGCTTTATATTAGCCCTATGCATTTATTTATCTTTTTTGTCATAAAAAAAGGCAGTTAAAACTGCCCTTTTTATAAAGTATTTAAACTTAACTAATTACAATGCCTGTTCCTAAAGTAACTGTTGCGCCACTGAAGTCATAACCACCAGCATCTGTGCCAATTGCTCTAAGTTGTACTTGTAAAGAAGCCGCATCTAACTGACTTCCGTCAACTACTGCGTGAATCTGACCAGCGTTTGCTGAAGGGATTTCATACATTAAAGGTTGAACAAACTGTAATGTTCTTTCAACTGCTTCACCAAATGCATCGTCTTCTGCTTGTAAGTCTGCGCCTGTGTCGATTAAGAGTGCTACTAAGTTAGCTTTGTTTATCAAAGTACCTGTTGCAAACTCGGCTACACCAGCTCCGTTTCCTTTTGATTGTGCCATTTTTATTCTCCTGAATGTTTACGTGAAGAAACACTCCACTATGTGTTTATTTATCATCAAATGCGTATTATTGTTAGGTTCTTTTGGCGGCTTGTTTAGATTTACGAGATCTATCAGTTCTTTCTATGTCTTTTAGGTGGTGAGCACCGTGAGCAATACCGCCTGCTACGCCTCTTGCTTTGGGCTTAGAACTCTGTTTTGCGGCATTATTATTTCCCATTCCACCATGTGCGGATCGAGCCGGGGTACTTGATGTAGTAGGTAATTCATAAGATTTTCTTGGTTCAAACTTAGTGTCTGTTTTAGGTGTGTTATTCGAAGAGCTTGGCATTTTGTCAGGATCATATCCAAAAAACACTAATGCATTTTTTACAGCCTTGCCTTGTGATGTTCTGCCGCTATTATAAAATTCTTTGGCTTTTTGTGCCGCCTGCGATATTCCTAAGCCTTGATAATAAGGATGTACTTGGCCGCCTCTGGTCATGATATCATCGCGGATTTCTTGCTCCCAGTCAATATCTCTGCCATGCATGTTACCACTTGATTCTATAATATCAAATATTTTCACTTCTTTGTCCTCGATGCCCAGTAATCAGCAATTCTTTTTATGCCGCCGGCACGTTTTTTATCTGGTTGTACACTTGTTGGAGAAACACGTCTAATAACATCTTTCTTTTCAGCACTGTTAGTGTACTTCTTATATTTATACATTTGATTAAATGTTATTAGCACTTCGCTGGTTCTACCTGTGCTGTTACCTATGCGGCTCATTTCTTGCCCTATTTGACGTAGCAACATTGACTTCTGCAAGTCTTTTAAACGTTTCCAATCAAGTACCATTCTACGCCAGCGTTTATATCTGCCATCTCTGATATCTAATTGTGATTCTAATCTAAACAAATAAGATTGTGCTTCACTTGGGTCTGCTTTACCTATAAGAATCTTTCTTAGAAACTCTATGTGCTTTCTGTCTTGGAAATTTAATCTATTTAAAAATGCTTTACTGGCAATTTCATTACGCATTTTAACGTAGTCATTGCTTGGGTGTAATATTTGATATGCTAACATATATAAGTCAGTAGCATGTGTTCTAAACAGCGAGTACGTGCTGTATTGCACTGTTGCTCTTGCATAGTCTCTGCCGTAACCTGATTGTTTATCGTCCATTGAAAATATAAACAATGCTATGGTGTTTAAGTATAATAAATTTGCTACGTCTTTGCCATCAAGAGTACTGAACTTACGAGTGCCTCTAAACAATCGAGCTTCGGATAATTCTTGATCTATAAGTTGAAAATCTAATTCCATGTTGTATAATCTTCTTTTACTAAGTTTTTTATGTATTCTATGCCTTCATCACTAACAAACCATTTGAACGTCATACCGTCATCGATACTCGGAGGATCGGATAGTATTTCTGTGTGCCATTGCCCATGGGCAATCTTGTGCAACTCTGTATTATAGTCCAACAATATTGGTAATTGTTGGTGGTCTACACGGTGTACATCTTTAATATTTACACCAAGTGTGCTTAACACTGGCTTTACTACAGTTGTTTGCGAAAGTATATGGTTATTGCCTTCTGCTATACGTATATTTATCAATTTTTTTATTTGTTCTAATTGCGAAGTATTAGTTGCATTATCATTGGGAATATCAAAATATAAGAATGCACATAACTCTGACAGGAATCTAAGTACTGGGTCACGATATATAAAATAGTGTTTATAAGATGTAATATCTTCCTGCATTAAATCAAGAAATTTATGATATTGTGAGTTTACTTGACTTTTGTCTGTAGAGAAATTTGCTATATCTGTAGCAGTTGGTAAATGTTCAATTGTAATCCATGTATTATCTTGTTGCTCTGCTACATCTGAAGTGTATGAAGTGCCGGATCTGTAAGGCACAAACAAACATAGTTTACGTGGTTTATTGTATGCTATTAACACTAAGCACCCGGCTTCCCTGAACCAAAATTTAATCTACTAAATTCTAATCTATCTACCAGTTTAAGTGCATTACCTATTCTGTCAACTGCAACAAAGCCTTCTTCGCTGGTTACTTCATACCCGTCATCTGTTTGCACAAACGTATCCATTTGTCTTATTTGTGCTAACTTCCTAACAATGATAACTTTTGCTTGTATGATTTTTAAATATAAATCGTACACAGCAACAATGGCTGGCACATGTTCTTTGATAAATTTAACACCTTGCACTAACTTGGTATTCATTTCATCTTGTTTTGCTTGAGTTTTATAACCATCTATTTTCTTTTGCATAAAGTTTATATACTTTTGTACAAAACCTTGAGCAAATTTAGTAGGTTCTTCGAAGGCACCTGCTCTTATACTGTTATTGACATGTGCTTTAAGTTGTTGTAAAAACTCTTTGCCTATTAAGTCATTGCCTTGCTCTAACCATGCAAATGTTTCACTGTCTATGCGTTTTAAATATGATGCGGCATCTTGGATAGCATTTTTCATGCCAATGCTTTCTTCTTTTGTTAATGTAACAGTACCACTGAGATCTTTAATTAATGCGTCTCTGTGCCAAACACCTGTTGCTTGTCCTAACACACTGCTGTCAAAACCAAACTTTGCATTCATATCTGCTAACGTTGGGCCGCCAACGTATTCTGTATGCCACACAATACCCATTTCAGCACTGCTTATTTGTCCTGCTAACTCTGAGTCTGCAGGAACAGTGTATACAATAGTGTTAGGTTTAAATGCTATAACTTCTTCGCCGCCAATATTTGTCTTGTTTAAATCTTCTTTTGTAAACAACATATCACCTTGTGCAACTGTTTGCCAATTTAATCTGCTTAAAGTTTTTAGTGCTACAATTAATTTATCTTGTAGTCCAGGAGCAGGATGATTTGTCTTAATATCTGCTACTGTAAAATTTATTTTAGGATTGTTAGCAAACACACCCTTTGTACCAACAAAGAACTTACCAGTTGAAGGATCTCTGCCAGCAATAATGGCTGGAGCACCATCCCACTTAGTTGTCATGCTTACTGGTGCTTTAGTGTTGCCTTGAAGCATTTCATATAAACTGTACAAGTAGTCTACTGCTTCTTTGGCGCCAGCATGACCTTTGTTAAATATGTTATCTTCGAGATGTTCGAGGTGAGTGTTCTTACCTTCTTTACCTTCGGATAATATACTTGTTATTAGAGGTTTAGAAATTTCTAAAAACTTCATGCACTGATACCTGCTAATTTACGTAGTTTTTTTAATTTTTCTTCGTAGTCTGCATCACGTTGCTTTTTATCATGCTTGTCAATAGTGTTAGTGCCAAATGTTTGCTCAATAGTTCCTTCTTCTTGGGATGACTTACTTTGCATCAAAGATGTTTTACCAATTGCTAACCATGTTGCCGCTAACTGTTTAACATCATAACTTGCGTTATGGTATTTCAAAATAGACCTACCTGCAAGAGCATATTGATCTTTACTGGCTTTGCCTAATTCTAATGCTTGTTGTATTTTTGTTATTTTTTCTGCGGGCAAAGACTTGGAGCCTGAATTTAGTTGTGCTGGTCTAAGTTCTTTCTTTAACGTTCCTAACTGTTGATCTAATGCATTAGGAGTTGCTGGTTTGTTACCTGGATCGTATCCGAGATACTTTTTAAGTCTGTCAGGCATACTCTGTGCTTTTTTCTGTGCTTTTGTTTGTCCAGGTTTTGCTGGCTCAAATTGTTTTGGGGTTTTTTCCTGGGCTGGAGCAGTCTTGCTTACTGGTTTATCTTTACCAAGTATAGCATTACCTATCCGAGATTTGATTGAAGTCCCCCAGTCTGATGGTCCGTTACCATCATAGCCTGACTTAAAGGCATCCCATGCTTGTCGCCTTTTAGTTGGCGTTGTTTTGATCTTTGGTGTTGCCATGCGTTTTCCCCTGAGACTCTTTAATTACTTTCTTGATACCACGGGAAAATTTATTTGCATCTTTACTACGTATGCTGTTTATTAATCTATTTGATAGATCTTTGGCAACTTTTTCATCGTAGTTCTTCTCAATTTGCTCAATAAGATTGATTGCACTATTAATAACATGTTCACCTCTGTTTTCAACCACAAAATCTTTGTTTCTGTCTACAGAAATACTGTTTAGTTCTTCTAAAATGCTACGTGTTTTACGCATATCAATTCCCTATATCTTAGTACTACGAGTATTTATCACTTTTTCTTCTTTAAGAAGTCTCTTAACTGCAAACTATTACCAACCGATACTTGTGCATCGTCTGATTCTGCTTTAATACTGCTGGAACGTTTGAGAGAATCCATTAAAGTGTTAGTTGTTACTGTCATTGCATCTTCATCATCTTCGCTAAGATCTTCAATACGTAATGTGTCTGGGTCAAATTTTAAATCAACTTTACTACCTACACCACTGCTTGAACGTGTTTTCATAAATTGTATTTGATATCTACCACGTTCTCTCATTGCATTGCTTGTAAAAATACCTACAACATTATCAGCAGTATTAATTTTACTGATACCACCTGCAATATGACTATGATCAAACTCTATTTCTTCTACTGCACTTCTGCCTAACTGCGAAGCAGTTACTAACAACATATTACGTTCCATTGCAAGGTTACGCAATTCTTCTGATATGTATTTGTCTTTGACAAACAAGTTTTCTGCAGATATCTTAGCACTAATTGGCATCATTAAATCTAAGTAATCAACTAACAATGCATCTACTTTAATACCTGATTGTATTTCATATTCTCGTAAAAATGCTCTAATGTCATTACAGTTAACGCCACTCTGCATTTGCTTAACACGGAACTTGCCAGCACCTTTACCTTTCATCATTACTTTTAAATGCACATCATCCATGTTCTTCATAATATCTTTTGCGGCGTATCCACTCACCATGCCATCTAACCGCATACTGATAAGTTGTTCACTT